TTGGTCAATGGTGCCTGGTCGAACACAAGAATGGAAAGAACAGATCATTCGTAATACCAGCGAAGACCAGTTCCGTCAAGAGTTCGAGTGTGAGTTTATCGGTTCTACCAACACACTTATTCATCCTTCAAAGATCAGAGCCCTCGTCTTCAAGAACCCTATTGCAAGAGATGGTGATCTTCACATCTATGAAGAAGTTATACCAGGTCACACATATGTCATAGTTGCTGACGTTGCAGAAGGTCAAGGGCTTGACTATTCGACTTTCTCTATTATTGATGCCACCCAGATACCATATCGACAAGTGGCTAAATACAGAAACAACAAGATAGCACCTCTGCTTTTCCCAACCCTACTTTATACAGCCGCATTGAAATATAATGATGCCTTTATTCTGGTTGAGATCAATAGTATCGGTCTTCAGGTTGCAGACATTCTTCATAACGAACTGGCCTATGAAAATCTAGTTAAGGTCAGAAACGGTAAGAACAAAGCTGGTCAGCAGGCCACACCAGGATTTACTAAGCAGATGCAGTTTGGTCTCAAGACCTCTGTTCAGACCAAGAAGATCGGTTGTGCAAACCTCAAGTCTTTGATTGAGTCTGACAAGCTAATTATTAACGACGAAGATACGATCATGGAGCTAACGACCTTCTCCGCGCACAAGCAGAGCTTTGCTGCTGAAGAAGGAAATAACGATGACCTGGTCATGACCCTTGTGAACTTTGGCTGGTTGACCGCCCAGAAGTATTTCAAAGAGAGCGTCAACACAGACATCCGCAAAACTCTTCAAGAAGAACAACTACAGATTATGGATCAAGATATAGTGCCTTTTGGTATCATAGACAATGGAATAGACAACCGAGGTGAAGTGATAGATGGTGATTTGTGGGTGACCGACCGCGAAAGAATGTATACCTTTGACCATGTAGATTGGGACATGCTAACGAACAAGCATAGACTATAAATCTTGATTCCTATAAATAAACCAGACGAAAAGTAATCTTTTCATAAAGGAGAAATACGATGGCATTCCAATTGTCACCAGGTGTAAACGTATCTGAGATTGACCTAACAACTATTGTTCCACAGGTTGGAACGACCACAGGTGGCTTCGTTGGTATCTTCAACTGGGGACCTGTTGATGAAATCAAAACAATGTCTAGTGAGATCGACCTTGTAAACACATTCGGTCTTCCAGACGCAAATACCTACGAATCATTCTTTACAGCAGCCAACTTCTTGGCCTATGCTGATAATCTAAAGCTCGTCCGTTCTGTTGGTGCAGCCGCAAGAAATGCTGCTAATTCAGTAGGTGTTCTAATTAAGAACAGAGATGCTTATGAATCTTCATACTCATCATTAAGTTCAAACACAACAGGATATCTCTTCGCTGCTAAGTATCCAGGTTCTCTTGGTAACAGCTTGAAGGTTTCTATCTGTGCTAATACAGGTGGTTTCTCAACATATCCATACGCATCAAACTATAATGGTGCACCAAATACATCAACTTATGTTGCTGGTGTAGGTGGTTCTGGTGACGAAATGCACATCACAGTTGTTGATGAAGACGGATTTATTTCAGGAACTGCAAATACAGTGCTTGAAAGATTTGGTTACATTTCTAAAGCTTCAGATGCTACAAACGAAGATGGCTCATCAAACTACTATGTAAACGTTTTGACCGACCAATCTAAGTATGTCTATGCTATTGCACATGCTGCTAACAGCAATTCTGGTGTTACAGGTTCAGGCACAGCCTTTACTGGCGGTGATGGTGGTACAGCAGGTGTATTCGGTGTATCTCTTGTAGGTGGTGTTGACGCATCTCCTGCAACAGCCAACGTTCAAGTTTCTTATGATAAGTTTAAGAACGCAGATGAAACAGACATTTCTCTGATCATCACAGGCGCACACTCAAACGTAGTTTCTAAGTATGTTGTAGATAACATTGCTGAAGTTCGCAAAGATTGTGTTGTCTTCATCTCACCTGCTAAGACAGACGTTGTTAACCAGAGTGGTTCTGAAGTAACGAACATTACAACTACAAGAAACGCACATAATTCATCTTCATATGCCTTCTTTGACTCAGGTTGGAAGTATCAGTTCGACAAGTATAACAACGTTTATCGTTGGGTACCATTGAACGGTGACATTGCTGGCCTTTGTGTTCGCACAGATACTCAACGTGACGCATGGTTCTCACCAGCCGGTTTCAACCGTGGTCAGATCAAGAACGTTGTCAAGCTTGCATGGAATCCAACAAAGACAAACCGCGATGATCTCTACAAGATCGGCGTCAACTCTGTTGTAACATTCCAAGGTGAAGGAACAGTTCTTTACGGTGATAAGACGATGCTTTCTAAGCCATCTGCTTTCGACCGTATCAACGTTCGCCGTCTCTTCATCGTTCTCGAAAAGGCTATCTCAAGAGCAGCCAAGTATTCACTGTTCGAGTTTAACGATGAGTTTACTCGCGCACAGTTTAAGGCTCTCGTAGAACCTTATCTTCGTGATGTTCAGGGTCGTCGTGGTATTTTTGATTTCAAGGTTGTATGTGATAGCACAAACAATACTCCTGAAGTTATTGACAGAAACGAATTTGTTGGTGACATCTATATCAAGCCAGCAAGAAGCATTAACTTCATCCAACTGAACTTCGTTGCAGTCCGTACGGGCGTAGCATTTGAAGAAATCGTTGGCCGTTTCTAAGATAAATACAGAGATAAAGGAGTAATCAAAAATGGCTTTTAATGTCAACCAATTTAGATCACAGCTAACAGGTGACGGTGCCCGCCCTAATCTGTTTGAGTGTACCCTTACTTTTCCTATTCTAGCATCATCAGGAGGCGCAACGTCTCCTGGTGCTGTTCAAGACAACGTAAGCCTGACTGAAAAGTTCACATTCATGGCTCGCGCTGCACAGCTTCCTGGTTCAACAGTCAACCAGATTCCTGTAAACTACTTCGGCCGTGAACTGAAGTTCTCAGGCAATAGAACTTTCCCAGAGTGGACAGTGACAATCATCAACGATGAAGACTTCCGCTTGCGCGATGCCTTCGAAAAGTGGATGCACGGTCTCAACTCACACGTTACAAATACAAGAGGTGTTTCATTTGGAAACGCTCTTGGTTACCAGCAAGATGGTCTTGTTACTCAGTATGGTAAGAGTGGTGAGATTATTAAAGAATACAATTTCGTAGGTATGTTCCCAATCGACGTTTCACCAATTGAACTTGATTGGGGTGCTAACGATACTATCGAAGAGTATGCTGTAACGTTTGCCTACCAGTGGTGGGAAAGCAATACAACTGAGCGTAGCTTCCGCAACTTCTAATATATAAAGGGTAGAGGGACTTTTCTCTCTACCTCTTTTTCCGGAGTAGTTATTTTATGGTCCAATTATTTGGGTTCGAGATCAATCGTAAAGCGAAACAGGCAGAGCAAGAAGAACAAAGCAAGACATTTGCTATACCACAGAATGATGATGGTGCAGTTACCATCCAGTCTGGCTCTTACTATGGTACATATGTAGACCTTGATGGTGTAGTTCGTAACGAGATTGAGCTTATCACTCGCTATCGTGAAATGTCGATGCAGCCTGAACTTGAAAGTGCTATTGATGATATCGTCAATGAAGCTATCGTCAACGATGACAATGGCAAAGGCGTTGAAATCAATACAGATGATCTTAAGCAACCAGACCAAATTAAGAAAAAGATCAGAGATGAGTTTGAGTTTATTCTCAAGCTCTTAAACTTCGGTAATATGGGTCATGACCTATTCCGTCGCTGGTATATCGACGGCAGATTGTTCTATCATGTTATCATTGATGATCAAAGACCAGCTCTCGGTATTCAAGAACTCCGCTATGTTGACCCTCGTCGTATCCGCAAAATCCGTGAAATTCAAAAGACAAAAGATTCAAAGACTGGTATGGAAATTATTCGTAAACAGAACGAATACTATCTATACAACGAACGTGGTGTTGTAGGCGCACACTCAAATCTTGGTGCTAAGATTGCTGTTGATGCAATCGTGAACATCAATTCAGGTCTCATGGATGCTAAGAGAGCAATGGTTCTCTCATACTTACATAAGGCCATCAAGCCTCTCAACCAGCTTCGTATGGTTGAAGACGCTACAGTTATTTACAGATTAT